TCACTGTACTGCTCCTATCGGCCTCCCCCGCCGACTTAGCCCTCACCGGACCCCCCTCCCGTGGGGGCTTTTTTTGTGCTAGGCTCCAATAACCTTCCCGGGAGTGCTTCATGGCTGGTCTTAGTCAACTGATTCCTGTTGCGTCTGCGTCCTCGCTAGCGGCGCAGACAAAACCCAACACAGACAATCAGAACAATCCTGTCATTCAAGGGCTCGCGTCCCACGTAAAGAAACGGTGGGAGTCGGCAAAAGTAGCCAAGCAGGTACCGGAGCAACGTCTCCTTCAAGCCCTGCGACAGCGTAACGGTGAGTACGACCCGGACAAGCTGGCAGCTATCAAGGAGCAAGGGGGCTCCGAGATTTACATGATGTTGACGTCGACCAAGTGTCGAGGCGCGTCCTCGTGGTTGAGGGACACGCTGCTCGGCTCCGGATCGGACAAACCGTGGTCGCTGGATGCGACACCCATACCTGACCTGCCGCCCGAAGTGCAGAAGATGGCACAGGATGCCATGATGGGCGCGATACAGATGATGATCCAGTCTACGGGTCAGCCCCCTTCCCCGGCGCTAATCAAGCAAGAGCAGGAACGCATGCGGGATGAAGCGATGCGCGTGCTGCAGGATGAGGCGGAGAAGCGCGTTGACCGCATGGAGCAGAAAATGGAGGACCAGCTTATCGAGGGAAAATTCCTCGAAGCCTTGTCCGAGTTCATCGACGACATCGTCACGTTCCCCACCGCGATAATGAAAGGGCCGGTTCCTCGCAAGAGGAAGACCTTGGAGTGGCAGGGCGGCGGTTTGGTCCCTGTAGAAAAGATTACGCTGGAGTGGGAACGTGTCGACCCGTTCATGTGCTATCCGGCATCGTGGTCGGCCAGCCCCCACGACGGGTTTTTCATTGAGCGGCATCGACTGACCCGCGAGGGCGTCGAGGGCATGATCGGGGTCCCCGGGTACGACGAAGCCGCGCTGCGCTCGATACTGAGTAACTTTGGTGTCGGGCAGTCTGAACTTCTTTCCGTAGACCAAGCCATGGCCACGGCGGAGGGTAAACTAAACGCCGAGACTTACCGAACTGAAGATGTGATTGACGCCATCCAGTTGTGGGACACCGTACAGGGTAAGTTGCTTGTCGAGTGGGGCATGGATGCTGCTGGCGTACCTGACATGGAGAAGTCCTACCCCTGTGAGGTCTGGGTAATCGGAAACACAGTCATCAAAGCGGTGCTCAACTACGACCCGCTGGGTCGAAAGCCCTACTACACCGCGTCGTATGAGAAAATTCCCGGCGCGTTTTGGGGCAACGGTGTCTGTGACCTGATCCGCGATTGCCAAGACATGTGCAACGCGTCCGCGAGGGCTCTCTCGAACAACATGGGTATCAGTTCTGGCCCTCAAGTTGGCATCAACGTCAGCCGCCTGCCGCCCGGGGAGAACATTACGCAGATGTACCCGTGGAAAATATGGCAGTTCCAGAATACGGACTACCAAGACGCGTCGAAACCTCTCGATTTTTTCCAACCCCAGTCAAATTCCAACGAGTTGATGGCTGTTTTTGAGAAGTTTCAGTCCCTCGCTGACGAATACTCAGGCATCCCCCGGTACATGACCGGCGAGCAAGCTCCCGGAGCGGGTAGAACGGCCTCCGGGCTGTCGATGATGATCAGCAACGCGTCGAAATCCATCAAGTCGGTCATCTCTTCCATCGACCACAACGTCATTTCCCGCCTGCTGCAGCGGTTGTACCAGCACAACCTGCGCTACGCGGCTGATCCTGACCTCATCGGCGACATCAACATCGTTGCCAAGGGGGCAATGTCCCTTGTGGCCAAGGAAAGCGCAGCCGTTCGGCGTGCAGAGTTTCTCCAACTCGTCCTCACCAACGCCACCGCACAGGCTATCGTGGGTCCGTTGGGCACCGGAGAGCTTCTGCGCGACCACGCTCGCCTGTTGGACATGAACGTCGACAAGATTGTGCCTTCGGCCGAGAAACTGCAGGCCAAGATCGCGCAAGAAGCGCAGCAAGCACAGCAAATGCAGCAAGCACAGCAAATGCAGCAAATGCAGCAAATGCAGCCCGAGATGGAGACCGTTGACACGCTCCCAGACGGGGCTCCGGCGGGGGGTAGGCAGTCCAACCAGATGGTAAACACCGTCTCCGGGCGTACTGGGTAGGGATACGCGTGGTTTATCCCCGAAACTGTGTGAGGTGAAAAATTGACACAAGCATGGACGAGAAAAGAAGGCAAAAACCCAAAGGGAGGGCTTAACGCCAAGGGTAGGGCTTCCTACAACGCAGCCAATCCGGGGAAACCCGGACTGAAAGCCCCGCAGCCTGAAGGTGGTAGCCGCAGGGATTCATTTTGCGCGAGGATGACGGGGATGAAAGAGAAGCTGACCTCCGCCAAGACCGCTAATGACCCCAATAGCCGGATAAACAAAAGTTTGAGAGCGTGGAAGTGCTGACATGGCAACCAAACCTAAATCCACAGTCAACGAAGCGGGCAACTACACCAAGCCCGACCTGCGTAAGAGTATCTTTAACGCTGTAAAAGCTGGTGGTAAGGGCGGTGCGCCGGGGCAGTGGTCAGCCCGTAAAGCGCAAATGATGGCTTTGCAATACAAGAAGGCTGGCGGCGGATATCGTGATTAAACCTTCCCAGCAGTCATTGAAATCATGGACTGATCAAAAATGGCGAACCAAGAGTGGCAAACCATCTACGCAGGGTAGTAAGGCGACAGGGGAGAGGTATTTACCAGAAGCAGCAATCAAGTCCCTATCCTCACAAGAGTACGCTGCAACCACCAAAGCAAAGCGTGAAGGAAAAGCCGCAGGTAAACAGTTTGTGGCTCAACCTAAGAATGTGGCTAAAAAAACTGCTGCGTACAGGAAATAGATATGCAAAAAAATAATACAGCAGTAGCTAAATCTTTGAAAAAAGCTGGCTTTTATGAAGTAGACAAAAAGAAACCAGAGCGGATAAGTATTATCAACAAGGTTACAACTAAACCCCAACGATTAGAGATGGTGGATAGATTGTTTATATCCAAGAAACAAGGTAAAGCCGCAAGAAGTAAATAACCGTAAACTTACCCCAACGGAGATTTTATGAAACACGCTAAAGCTGGTATGACAAAAGATGGCATGCACAAGATGCCCGGTGGAAAGATGATGAAAAACTCGGCCAAAGAAATGCAGGCATCAAAAGGCGCAAAAAATATGGCTGCTATGCCTTATATGATGACCAAAAAAGGCAAAACTAAGTAAACTACTCGTTCGATAGCGCCCCGCGTATCACGCAGGCGGGCGTTACTCTCGTGGAAGGTGCGATGAAGTACACCATTTCGGAAGACGGTCTGGCGTTAATCAAGAAGTACGAGGGCTTGCGCCTTGCCGCGTACATCTGCCCGGCCGGTAAGTTGACGGTCGGCTACGGACATACAGGGGAAGATGTTCACGCGGGCACTTGCGTTACCGAACTTGAGGCTGACGCGCTTTTGCGAAAGGATGCCCATGCGGCCGAAAACTGCCTTGGTTCTGCAATTCAAACCCCGCTCAGTCAGTCGGAAGCCGATGCCTGCATCAGCTTCATTTTTAATCTTGGATGCGGCGCTTTCCGTGGCAGTACTCTCGCTCGTTACCTCAATGCTGGTGATTTCGACGCTGCTGCTGGTCAGTTTAAGCGGTGGGACAAAGCGACAGTGAACGGAGTGTTGACCCCTCTTGCTGGCTTGACCGCCCGTAGAGAAGCTGAAGAAGCCTTGTTCACTCGGAGCGCGTAATGAACGACTTCCTGAAGGGCCTTGCTCCTACGCTCGCTTCGGCGCTACTCGGGCCCCTCGGAGGCGTAGCCGTAGCTGCCCTCGGTAAGATCGTTGGTGTGGACAATGCAACGGTGGCCACGGTTACAGAGGCGTTCAACGACGGCAAGCTGACCCCGGAGCATCTTGCGCAGATCAAGGAACTGGAACTCAAGTACCAGAACGAGGAAAAGGAACGTGGGTTCAGGTACGCCGACCTTGAGTTCAAAGACCGCGACTCGGCCCGTCAGATGCAGATTAGTACGCAAAGCAACACGCCGACCGTCTTGACCTATATGGTTACCTCAGGGTTCTTTGGCATTCTTGGCTGGATGATGCACGACAGCAGCGTAGTGGACTCCCCTCCGATCATGATTATGCTGGGTTCGCTCGGCACGGCTTGGACGGGGTGCATCAGCTTCTGGTTTGGCACTACTTCAAACTCTGCTAAAAAAGATGTGATGCTTAACGCTAGCCGCAAATAGTTGCCGGTACTTTCTTAGTGTGGTACCGTCTCGCATGAACGGATTTAATACTGTGGATAAAGCCACAGCAGCAGCACTCCACCGGATGAAATCCCCCGAAATGGAGCCTCTGTTGAAGTTCTTTAACAACATGGCTGAAGAACACAAGGATGCGCTGGTCAAGGCAGATACGGACAGGTTTGTCCGCCTGCAGGGCCGAGCGAGTGTCCTTATAGAGTTTTTAGACGCGGTGGATAACGCCGGGTCTACGTTGGAGAAGTTGAATAAACCCTGAAACCACTAGCTGACCATTACATGAAGGGCAGACCGTAAAGACGGAGCCTAGAGTGGAGTTGGAGCGAAGGAGATTGAGATGGCTGCACTACCGAAGCAAGTTGAGCGAGACCTACAGGAGTTGGAAGAGTACGAACGGACGCTGGCCCCCCAAGCAGGAGTTTCTGTCGAAGGGACACCGGGCCCCGATACCCCACCTACCGACGCGCAGCCCTCGGAAGAGCCCATCCTCTCGAATCAGCCCCCTGAAGTTGCTGCACCGCCGCAAGATAACGTGTGGGAACAGAGGTATCGCACGTTAGAGGGTAAGTACCAAGCCGAAGTCCCTCGTCTGCACACTGCGAACAGAGAGATGCAG